CAAAGACGCTCTGTTCATCTACTGCTTGCGGCTGCTGTCTCACATGGGCATCGTCACGGCGGATCTCTCTTTCACGAACCTTGTCATGCGTGAGATCAACGCCATCACGGAAGACCGAAAGAACGCCGCGATCATGCCGCAGGCGCTCGTCACAGAATTGTAAAGGGTGATCGTATGGCAGTAGAAAACGTAAATTCCAAGCCGATTGCCGCCTCTGCGGCGATTGCCGACTTTATCCTCGCATCGATCGGCGGCAAGGTACGCCGTGTTCCGATCAGCACCCTTGCTGAAACGCTCACCGACGCCGAAGTTGAGCTTATCAGCGCCGCTGCGTCCGCGCTGGTGTCGGCTGCGGGCAGAGCCTGCTATATCGGCGAAAATGAAAACTGGTACGTGTGGGATGGCGCACAGGGCGCATTTGTCGATTCAGGCTATCCATCGCGCGGCACGCAGGGCAATCCTGGCGTAATCTTTACGCCACACGTGACCGACGCCGGTATTCTGAGCTGGACGAACGACGGCGGTCTTCCGAATCCGGAGCCCGTGAGCCTGCTCGGACCCGCGGGCGGTGTAACTTCGTTCAATAACCGCTCCGGTGCAGTTGTTCCGAAAAACGGCGACTATACCGCAGCAATGGTCGGAGCGGAAAAGAAAGACGCCGTCAAGAATCACAACGAGTCCGAGGCCGCACACAAAGCCCTGTTCGACGCGAAACTGAATACGGACGGCGACGGCGGCACTCTGAAACCCACCTTCACGCAGTCCGCGACGCGAACGCAGCTCGAATCCGGTCTGGAAATGAAAGTCCTTCTCGGTCGCATTATGAAGTGGCTTGCGGATCTCGGAACAGCCGCGTTCAAAGATTCCAACAACTTTGAATCGAAAGGCGCTGGTTCGTCCGCAGTTACCGCGCACAACACCGCTGCGCAGGCCCACGCTGACCTGTTTGCAAAAAAAGCCGGCAAGGGCATCGCGTTCACGCTCACACTTTCTGTCGCAGGATGGTCGAACCTTGCACAGACGCTGGAAGACGCGCGCTTCCTTGACGCCGAGTATGCCTATATCGTGACGCCGACGGCCGACAGCCTCACGGCGTGGGGCGACGCAGGAATCCGCGTCGGTGACGTTACGGAGAACGGCAAAATGCCGTTTACCTGCACAGATACGCCGGCAAGCGCAATCACAGTAAATATTTACAGAGCGGAGGTCGCACAATGAGCAAAGTATTTCAGATGCTCGGCGGAAGCGGCGGCAGTATCAAGCTCGCGTCCATTGAGATCACAACGCCGCCCACAAAGACCGCCTACAAGGCTGGTGAGCAGTTTTCGACGGCTGGCATGGTTGTCAAGGCGACGTATTCCAACGGCGCCACGCTGATTGCAACAGGCGTTTCGGTCGAGCCGAGCGGCGGTCTGGAAGCAGGCCGCACCAGCGTCACGATCCGCTACACCGAGGGCGGCGTTTCCTGCACCGCGACGCAGGCCGTCACCGTCACCAAGACGAACGTGACCGTGCCGAGCCAGAGCGGCAGCCAGACGTATTCGGGCAGCTCTCAAAGCCCGGCGTGGTACAACTACGATACGGCAAAGATGACGCTCGGCGGCACGACCAGCGGCACGAACGCCGGCACATACAGCGCAAAATTTACGCTGAAAGATACGGCGCTCTACCAGTGGGCAGACGGCACGACGACGCCGAAAACTGTCTCGTGGAAGATCGGCAAAGCGGATGGCTCGCTGACGCTCAGCAAGATTACGATTACGCTGGAGGATGGAAAGCTGACGGATTCTTTCACCGTGACGCGGCTCGGCACAGGTACGATCTCTGTTTCGTCCAACCATCCGGAGATTGCCACAGCCTCGCTTTCCGGAAACGTCGTGACTGTGACGAGCGTGGACGAAAACTCCGGTACGGTTACGATTACAGTTTCCGTCGCCAGCGACACAAACTACAACGCGCCCGCGAACAAGACCTGCACGGTATCGTGCGTGTTCGTGACGATCTTCGGTGTCTGCTGGACGTACAGCAATTCCTCGACGGCGCTCTCCCGTTTGACGCCGAGCAACGACCCGAACGGCTACGTCAATGCCGCCGTGTCTTCGGAGCCGAGCGCGGCCATCGGCACAGGCGCTGGCAGCTCGCCGTTTGATGATTTCATGCCGTGGCAGGGCATGGAAGAATACAACATCATCAACGGCGCTGTGTCGTACAAAAAGGGACAGTCCGGATTCTCCCGCACGTCCTACGATACGATGGTCTTTATCCCTGAGTTTTACTACAAAATCGTCTATAACAGCAGCCGGAGCAAGATCTATTACTACGTTGCAAACGCGCCGTTCACCGGCTTTTCCAAGCACCCCGGTTCTGGCCGCTATGTTGGTCGCTACAACACGATTGCCAGCTACTACTCTAAGTCTGGCGCGAATCCGTTGACGAACATCACACGCGCCACGGCCCGCACAAATTCCCGGAACAAGGGCAGCAAGTGGCAGCAGTACGATTATGCGTCGTGGTGCGCGGTCTGGCTGCTCTATCTCGTCGAGTATGCAAACTGGGATAGCCAGAGCAAAATCGGCAACGGTATCGTCGGCAATTCCTCGCTACAGAAGACGGGCACGACGGACAGCATGACCTACCACACCGGCACGGTCGCTTCTGCCAGAACGGGCTATGGCGGCGTACAGTACCGCAGCATTGAAAACCCGTGGGGCAATGTCTATGACTGGATTGACGGCATCAATTTCAACAGCCGTGCAGCTTACATCTGTACCGACCCGTCGAAATATGCGGATGACACGTCCACCAACTACACGTCGGCGGGACTTAGCCTGCCGAGCAGTGGCAATATCAAAACGCTCGGAAACTGCACGGCCCTCCCATGGGCATTTATTCCGACGGGAACCGGTGGCAGCGGCACGACCTACGTGCCCGACTACGTGTACTCGAATTCTGGCTGGTGTGTTCTCTGCGTCGGCGGCTGCTACGGGGTTGTTGCTGCGTACTGCGGCCTGTTCTTTTTCTGTGGCATCTACAATTCGTCCTACGCGTACTCGAACGTCGGCGCGCGCCTCCTTTACGTCCCCTAATGGGGGACCGGGGGCCGCAGCCCCCGTGGGCTTCCGTTTTCAGAGCGGCACGTTTTACGCTCTGGCGCGGCAGCGCCATTCCCTATATATCCGCGCGAAGCGCGGCGCGTATATTTTTTCAAAATAACGCATTTCGTTATTTTCTCCCGTTTTCAGACCTTCCCAGCGCATAGACAGTATAATTCTCGACGGGATTGTCTGCGCAGCTTGTGCGGTGCTTTGGGCTTCACGTGAACTCGAATTCTGGCTGGTGTGTTCTCTGCGTCGGCGGCTACTACAGGAATGATGCTGCGAACTGCGGCCTGTTCTTTTTCAATGGCAACTACAATTCGTCCAACGCGAACTCGAACATCGGCGCGCGCCTACTTGTTTGTATGCTCCATTTTTTGCGCAGATTCTCCCTCACCGCTTGGTGGAAATATTGCCGCTACAGGACGGGCTTTAGTACGGCCGAAAGGTATCTGGAAAGACCCCGATGGCAAACAAGGAGCGAGGCAAATGCCAAAAAGAAAAGGATTCCTGTATGAATGGATGTGTGACAAAGAACACATCCGCGAAGCCATTGTGTTTGGCGCGAAAGACAAACACGATCGGCGCGACGTAAGGAGGGTGCTGGCCGACGTGGACGGCTACACGGACCGCGTCTATGATCTTCTGCAGACGCAGACTTTCGCCCCAGCCCAGCCGAAGAAGCGCAAGATCTTCGACAACAGCAGCCGAAAGTGGAGAGAGATCGAATACGTTCCGTTCTTCCCCGACGGCATTGTCCACACGTTGATGGTCTTGGCGGCGGCGCCGGTCTTCCTGCGCGGGATGAATTACTGGTGCTGCGCATCAGTACCGGGGCGCGGCGGAAAGCACGCGCTTCGGCGCTGCAAGCGTGTCATTCACCACGACAAAAAAGGAAGCCGGTACGTCTGCAAAATGGACGTTCACCACTTCTACCATTCTGTCGACCGCCGCAAGCTGATCTGGATGCTGGCGCACAAGATTAAGGACAAGAAGTATCTAAAGCTGACGTGGGAGATCCTGCAAACCTGCGAACAGGGGCTGGCCATTGGCTTTTTCATCTGCCAGTGGCTCGCAAATTTCTATCTTGAGCCGCTCGACCGTTACATTACGACGCTCGACGGTGTGAAGTACAGCGTGCGATACATGGATGATATTGTCCTCTTTGGCCCGAACAAAAAGAAGCTGCACCGTGCGCGGAAAGCGATTGCCGAGTATCTGCAAAAGCGGCTGCGGCTGCAGATGAAGGGCAACTGGCAGGTGTTCCCGTTGAAAGTGCGGCCGCTGGATTACGTCGGGTATCGCTTTTACCGCGATTATACTACCATGCGCCGAAAAAACTTCCTGCGCTTTACGCGCCAATGCCGCAAGGTGCGCAAGAAGATCGAGCGTCACCAGCGGATCGCGTATCGGACGGCATCGGGGCTTTTGAGCCGGATCGGCCAGCTCAAGCATTGCAATTCCGCTGCGGCGCGGGAAAAGTATGTTGACCCCATCGGGGTACGAATCTTGAAGGAGGTTGTGCGAAATGAAAGTAAGAGGCGACAATGCGCCGGCAAATGCGTTCTCGCTGGAGGAGCAGCCTGACAAGCCCGGCTACTGCCTTGTGCGGTTCTATGAGAACGTAGCTCCGTTCTCGGAAACGCAGGGCGAGCTGACGATCTCCGGCTTCGAGTACGATGAGTATTATCTGGAACTGCCATTCTATGACGGGATCTATGATGATATTCTCGGCAGCTTCGACGGCTATTTCGCGCAGGCGAAGCTGGCCGAAGCCGAAAAGGAGACCATTCCGAAGCTGAAACAGCAGGTAAGCGACCTGCAAAGCGTCAATGAAGGACTGTCCGCACAGATCACGCAGGCGCAGCTTGCGCTCTGTGACGTCTATGAGCTTGTGATCGGAGGTTGATGGATATGGCGAAAGTGTATGCCGAGCTGATTCGAAAGGGGCTGAAAACACTTGATGATGTGCCGGAACGACTGCGCGAGGAAGTCCGGCGTATCCTTGAAGAAGATGAGGTCGAGGGCGTATGAAGCGCCTTCGACTTTTTCTTTTGACCATTCTGTGTGGAAAGGAGGTCGCTGATATGGCAGTCGTGTATGCGACGTTGATCGTCAAGGGCAAAAAGACGCTCGACCAGGTGCCGGCTCTCATCAAGCCGCAGGTCGAGGAAATCCTGAAGGATCTCGAAGTAGAGATCTGACACGCAGCAGGAGGGGCGGCACGGTCTGCCTCTCCTGCATTTTGCAAGTAGAGGTGAAAGTGATTATGACAATCAACGCTGGTGAGTTTCTGATCGCGTTTGTCGCGGCTATGGGGATTCCGTCCGCCATCATGGGCCTTATCGTCTGGAAACTGGAACGGAAAATTGCGGCGCGTGATAAGCGCGCCGAAGAGCAGGATGAAGCGCAGAAAGACTTCTTTCTGCTCATGGTGCAGAGTACAGGCGCAGCAATCGCGCTCGGCGAAGCAACCGCCAAGGCGGTACAGCGCATTCCAGACGCGAACTGCAACGGCGATATGCACGATGCTCTGAACTACGCAGCCAACATCAAGCATAAGCAGAAGGATTTTTTGACAAAGCAGGGCATTCACGCCCTGTATGACTAAGGAGGAACACGATTCATGGAATACAACATTACCACCATCATTCAGGCGGTATTTGCGCTGATCGCAGCAGTCATTACCGTCATCGTCATTCCGTACATCAAGAGCAAGACCACAGCCCAGCAGCAGACCGATATTGAAGGCTGGGTGAGAGTCGCTGT